GATCGGCACGCCGGCAGGCGGCTCGCCGATCAACTTCGGCCTGGCGCAGGAAGTGACGCTCAACATTTCCACCACCACCAAGGCGCTCTACGGCCAGTACAACTTCCCGCTCGCCATCGGCTCCGGCACGAAGAAGATGACCGGTAAGGCCAAGATGGCGCGGATCTCCGGCCAGGCGCTGGGCTCGCTCTTCTTCGGCCTCCCACCGAGCGCCGGCGTCACTCAAACGCAGTTCGGCGAGACGACGACCGTTCCCTCCTCGTCTCCCTACACCTACAGCGCGATCAACCATGCGACCTTCGTCGCCGACCAGGGCGTCGTCTACGCGAGCTCCTCCCTGCCCCTGAAGGCGGTCGCCTCCAATCCGTCGGCCGGCCAGTATTCCGTCTCCGGCGGCGTCTACACCTTCTCATCCGGCGACGCAGGCCAAGCGGCGCTCATCTCTTACACCTACGCAAACGCCGCAAGCGGCGAGAGCATCGCCGTCAACTCACAGCTCATCGGCCCCTCGATCACCTTCTCTGCCAACCTCTTCGCGTCGGACCCGGGGACGGGCAAGCAGTTCTCGGTGCTGCTCTACAACTGCGTCGCCGACAAATTGTCGTTCGGAACCAAGCTCGAAGACTTCCTCGTTCCCGAGCTCGACTTCCAGTGCTTCGCCAACTCTGCGGGTCAGGTCTGCCAGTTCAACTTCGGAGACGTCGAACCCGCGCTCTCGTACGCGGACTTCCTCGAACTGCCGTTCTCGGTCGGCGAGCTCATCCAGGCCTTTCCCTCAATCGCCAAAGCGGCGGGTCTGCGACCCGGAAAGAGTGCGACGCAGGAGGTGTCGCCTGAGCCGGGAAAATCGATTTCGACGCCCTGATCGCGGGCGTCGTCGCCAATCTCGGCTGGACTTGGGATCAGGCGCTCGATCAGCTCACCGTGCCGCGTTTCCGAGCACTGCAGGCCGAGTGGCGGCGAAGTCCGCCGGTCCATTGGCTCGTCGCAGCCGCGCTCAACTACAAAAGTCCGGGCGAGCCCTCGTCGTCGCGCCGGCCGACGATCGCTGAGCTAAAGGCGGCGTTGCCGGGCGGCGCGCTCTGACAAGGAACATTCATTGATGACCGACGCGAACGTCTCCGTCAGCTTCAGCGCCTCGACCGCCGACTTCATCGCGGGCGTCCGTGAGGCGAAGGAGGCCCTGCAAGGTTTCTCATCGCCGTTCGGCGAAATCAAAGGCCAGTTGGCCTCCCTTGCCACCGCGTCAGCGGAGGCTTTTAGCGCGGATCGTCTGATGCCCTATCGCGACACGCTGGCTGCGACCCAGTCGCTCGAACAGTCGTTCGCCGCGGATCGCGCGCACGCCGCAGCGGCGCTGCGCTCGGGGGACAACGAGGCCTACGCCGATGCGATGAAAGCTGCGCGGCTCGCGACCACGGAGGAGTTGCGGCTGCTCGCCGACGGGTTGAAGCAGAATCGAGCGATGGCGTCGCGCGGCTCGGCGAAGCCGAACTCGACCGGCTCGCCGAGGCGACCTGGCGCGCGATTGCGCATGATGGCGCGCCGCCTTCAAGAACGTCCTTTCCGATCTCCTGATCAAATTTATCGAGTGGACCGAGGCGACAGTCGCGCATCATGTCGTCGCCGAGGCGCTGAAGACGTCGGCGACCTCTGCGGGCGTCGCCGCCCGCGCTGGCGCGGAGCAGGCCGGCGCTGCGGCCTCCATGGGCGCGCAAGGAGCGGCGATGATGCGGTCGATCCTGTCGTCCGCCGCGGAAACCTTCGCCGGCGTGTTCGGCTTTCTGTCGCCTGTGATGGGCCCGCTTGCCGCGGGACCGGCTGCGGGCGCCCAAGCGACCGTGGCGGGCATGGCCAGCGCCGTCGCCTCGGCCGACATCGGTATGTGGAGCGTGCCGCAGGACATGCTGTCCCTCGTCCACCACAACGAGCTCATCATGCCTGCGGCCGAGGCGGGGGCGTTTCGCGATCTCCTCGGCGCGCGGACGAGTGGCGAAATCGGCCAAGCGGGCGCCTCAGTCGCCATCCACCCGACGACGAACTTTCAACGTCTCGGCGCTCGACGCCGGCTCCGTCTCGCAAATGGATGAAGGCGAACAGCGCGACGATGCTGAAATCGATCGACGAGGCGGTGCGGCACGGCGCCGCGCTCGGGCTACGCAGGCTGCGCTGAGCAAATGGTCACGGCGACCGGCGTCCATCTCCTGCCCGCAACCGGGGAGGGAGCCTATGACACCCTGCCGATGGTCGGATGGCAGCGCGGCTCGAGCGGGCTGGACAACGCGACGCCGCTCAATACGTTTTATGCGCCGGGCGGTTCGAAAACCGATCTCGACTAACTTGCGCTCTATGCCGAGGACGCAAGGGCTTACCAAATCACGCAAAGTGAGAAGCTCGCGCGCTCGCGCCAGGCGTTGAACGAGGAATATGCGCTCGAGCTCGTCGCCTTGCAAAAGAGCGCGGCGCTCGGCGAGCAGTCGCTTGCAGCCAGGCAGCGTCTCGACGACATGATCATCGAGGCGACGCGACGTCGCGACGACCAGATCGCGTCGCTCACCCGCTCGGCGCTGCAGGAGCAACAGCGCGACTATCACGCGCTCGATCAATTGCAAGCGCAGCATCCGGAATGCGCCTGTGTTTCGGTCGTCTGCTCGTGGTTCTTCAACTCGGAGGATGCGAGCCAGTGCAACGTCTATCCATCGACCAACTTCCTGCTCGGCGCGTTCGAGAGCCTGGTTTCGGGGGTCTGGACTCCGACGCATTGGATGGTTTCGGGGCTGACTGAACAGGACTATCCCGGGGTCATCCCTCTTCCGGCGCTGCCCGGCACGGCGAACTTCGTCTATGGCGGCACGCCAAGCGACCCAAGCATCGCGCGGTGCATTCAGGAACTGAAGAGCCGCGGCTTTCGCGTTGTCTTCTATCCATTCCTGCTCGGCACGTCGCCGGGCTTCCCCTGGCGTGGGCGGATCGGTTACGCCAACGACGTTTCGAGCGCGGCGACGGCCGCGGTGAACGCCTTCCTCGGCTCGGCTTCGACGTCGGAGTTTACGCGCGACGCGGTCAATCTGACGGTCTCCTTTTCTGGGTACCTGTACGATTGGACCTATCGGCGGATGATCCTGCACTACGCCAATCTGTGCGTGCTGGCGGGCGGGGTCGACTTGTTCGTCATCGGCTCCGAATTGCGCGGGCTTGAGACGATCCGCGGACCATCGTGGACGGCGGCCGGGACGACGGACGGCTCGGGCTATGCGGTGTGGGACTATCCCTTCGTCGCCGGGCTCATTCAGTTGTCCGACGACGTGCGCGGCGTCTTCGACGACGCGGGGCTCACCAAGAACCTGACGACGCTCAAGAACCTCATCACCTACTCGGCTGACTGGTCGAGTTGGATGGGCTGGCAACATCCGGGCGCGAACGGCCAATGGCCGCATCTCGATCAGCTTTGGGCCCACGCCAACATCGATCTCGTCAGCTTCGACAATTACCTGCCGCTTTCCGACTGGACGACGGGGAACGGAGGCCTCGACGCCCTCAATTGGAGCACGCCCACCTATTCCGGATCCTGGCCTCCGCCTGCCTCGCAAATGAACGGGCTCGGCCTGTCGGGACCGCCGTCGGTCTATTCGCCCGCCTACCTCAAGGGGAGCATCGAGGGCGGGCAGTATTTCGATTGGTTCTACAACGACAGCAATAACGACGGCCGCGGGCTCGACCCGAACGGCTCTGGCCTCATGGTCTCGCTCGCCGAGGGCGACCGCCTGGCGCAGGCGCGCAATCCCTATTACGCGGGCCAGCAGATCCTCGCGCCGAAGCAATTGCGTTGGTGGTGGAACAACAGGCATCAGGCCGTCTACGACACCGGCTCGGGCTGGATTCCGCAAGGGCCGCAGACCGAATGGCAGGCGCAGTCGAAGTCGGTCGTCATGCTGGAATACGGCTTTTCCGCCGTCGACAAGGCGACCAACCAGCCGAACGTGTTCTTCGATCCGAAGTCGACCGAGAGCTTCACCCCGTTCTGGTCGATTTGGGACTCCTCGACCGGCTTGAGCTTCCTGCCGCGCCGCGACGACACGATTTCAGCCATCGCGCTGCAGGCGGTCCATGACTATTGGAATACGGACGGCCACAACGCGACGTCGGGCGCGGGCCTGCCGATGCTGCAATGGACGTTCTGTTGCGTCTGGAACTGGGACGCGCGGCCCTTCCCGGCGTTCCCGATCGACAGCTCGGCAGGGGGCGACACTGGCAACTGGCGGGCTGGCGACTGGTCGAACGGGCTCAGGACGTCGCTCCCGCCCTTGGCGCCGACGCCGCCGCCAACGTCGGGGCCGTTTCAGACTTTTCCGACGATTGCGATCGTCGGCTGGTCGGTCCACGTCAAGCCGAAGTTCGCGACTGACATTGCCGACCACGTTTCGGGCCGATCGACGCGGCGGGTGCGCTTCGCCAATGCGCTCTTCGACGTCGAGCTGACCTACGAGTTTCTTCGCTCGGCCGCGGCCTATCAGGAGCTGCAAGCCATCGCCGGCTTCTTCGAGGAAATGGGCGGCCAGGCGACGCCTTTCTGGTTTGCCCCACCCGGCGTGCTCGGCGCTGCGACCGACCAGGGGATCGGCATCGGCGACGGCGCGACGACGGCCTTCGCGCTCGTGCAGTCGATCGGCGCCGCGACTTTACCCGTCGCCGGGACGTCGGGCGTCTCGGCCGTGTATCTGGACGGCGTGGCGCAGGCCTCGGGCTGGACCGTCTCGACCGGCTATGCGCCGATCGTGACCTTCGCGACGGCCCCGACCGCCGGCCAAGCGGTCACCGCCGATTTCGGCGTGCTCTGGCTATGCCGCTTCGCCAATGACGTTCAAGACTTCGAGGAATTCGTGGCGCAGCTGTTCGCCTTGAGGACGCTGCGCCTTTCGACCGTCCGCCCGTAGAACAGCAAATGGCGAATGCGAGCGGGGAGCCGCCACTCGCTATTCGCTATTCGCTATTCGCCTTTAAATCTGTGACATGGGGAGGTTCGGTTGACCGCGCCGCCAAGCTTCCCGGCGCTCGCCGGCCTCGGCTTCAGCATCCACAAAAAGCCGGTCTTCTCGACGCTCGTCGCCTCGCACGTCTCCGGGCGTGAGGTGCGCAACGCCCTCTATGCGAACCCGATCTGGCAGTTCGAGCTCACCTTCGACGGGCTCGATTCCTCGAACGGGACCTATCCCGGGCTGGGTGCCTATTCGCTGCAGGCGCTCATGGGCCTCTTCCTCGCCTGCCGAGGGCAATATTCGACCTTCCTCTACACGGACCCAAGCGACAGCGCCGTGACCAATGGCGCCATCGCGACGGGCGACGGGGCGACCACGACCTTCGCGCTCGCCCGCTATCTCGGGACCTTCTTCGAGCCGGTCGGCTGGGTGACGGGCGTTACAGGCGTCAGCCTCAACGGGGTCAACCTGGCGTCGGGCTGGTCGCTTTCGGCCCCGAATAGCCTCGTCTTCACGTCAGCGCCGAGCGCGGGCGCGGCGATCGCCGCGAGCTTCACTTACGCCTTTGAGTGCCGCTTCGACGCCGACGATCTCGACTTCGAGGAGTTCATGCAGAACCTCTGGTCGGCGAAGAGCGTCAAGTTCCGATCGGTCCGAACGTCATGAACCCCTCGGCCGCGATCCCCGAGTCCAAGCCCGGGGAGGGGAGGGTGGCCGTGAAGCGGCCGAGTGAGGGCAAATGAAAAGCACCACAACCGCGGTCGTCAACCTCCTCAACGCCGCACGCACGTCTCCCGACGCGCCGATCGCCTTCGCCGAGTGCTACACCTTCACGCTCGCGACCGGCGCCGTCTATGCCTGGACGAACGTCGACGCGGCCGTGGCCTACAACGGGCAGACCTTCCTCGCCAACGGGCCGCTCGTTCAGGGGCTGAAGTACAAGGCGAGCGTCGGGCTCGAGGTCGACAAGCAGCAGATCGCGATCGCCGCGACGCCGGCGATGACGATCAGCGGCGCGCCGGTGTTGACCGCAATCCGCGACGGGGCTTTCGACGGCGCGCTCGTGCAGCGCGATCGCGTGTTTCTGACGGCGCCAGGCGGCTCGGTCGTCGGCGGCGTGACCTTGTTCAGAGGCCTCGTCTCGACCGTCGACGCGGTCGGGCGCACGTCGGCGACGCTGACGATCGCAAGCGCGCTCGTCATCCTCGACTATGACATGCCGCGCAACCTGTTCTCGCCGACATGCGTCCACACCCTCTATGACTCGGGCTGCGGCGTGATCCGCGGCGCCTATGCGGCGAACGGAACGGCCGGGGCTGGATCCACGCAATCCGCGATCCTGTCGTCCGTCGCGGCGGCGCAGTATGCCCAAGGCTCGCTCGTCTTCACGTCCGGGGCGAACGCCAACACCCGAGCGACGGTGAAAAGCGTCGTCATCGGCTCGGCGCTTAACCTCGTGTATCCGCTGCCTTTCGCGCCGGCGACGGGCGACGCCTTCACCGTCTATGCGGGCTGCGACCATACCCAGGCGACTTGCGTCTCACGGTTCAACAACGGCGCCAATTTCCGGGGCTTCCCTTATGTCCCGCCGCCCGAGCTCGCTTATTGACAGTGGAGTGCAATATGCCTGTGAACTCCCGACCGGCGCTCTCTCCCCCGGCCCCGCTGGCTCCGCTCGGGGCAGGCTCTCCCCCAAAGGGAGAGGGGACCCAGCGCGCGACCGTCGTCGCGGCGGCCCGCGCATGGATTGGCACGCCCTACCATCATGCGGCCGATGTGAGAGGCGCAGGCGTCGACTGCGCCATGCTGCTCGTGCGCGTCTATTGCGACTTGGGGCTCGTTCCACCGTTCGATCCGCGCCCTTATACGCGCGACTGGATGCTGCATCGCAATGAGGAAAAGTACCTCGGGTATTTGCTCGCGCGCGCCTCCCTCGTCGAGAAGCCGGGGCCCGGCGACGTGATCCTCTTCCGCATCGGCCGATGCTTCGCCCATGGCGGCATCGTCACCAAGACCGAGCCTCTGTCGTTCGTACACGCTTTCGCGGCGGCGAAAGTGGTGCTCGAGGACGATCTGCGCAACAGCGAGCTCGCCACGCGTCTGCCGCAGTCGAAATTCGCGAGCTATTGGGCCCGCGAGCCCTCACCCGGCACTTGGCGCCACTCTCTCCCGCAAGCGGGAGAGGGGAGATGAGCTGGTTTCGCCGCAGTCACCAGATGGTGAAGCCGGATTACACCGCGCTTCAACTGCAGACGTCGGTCTCGACGCTCCCGATTCCGATCGTGTGGGGCCGCAACAAGATCGCCGCCAACGTCATCTGGTATCAGAATTTCCGGGCCATCCCGAGCTCTGGCGGGGGAAAGGGCGGCGGCGGCAAAGGGGGCGGCAAGGGCGGCGGCCAGCCGACCTCATGGACCTATTCCGCCGACCTCATGATGGCGTTGTGCGAAGGGCCGATCGCCGGCGTCGGGCTCGTGTGGAAAGACCTGTCGGTCTACGTCCTGATCGAGCTCGGCCTCGGGCTCTATGACGGAACGACGCCGCAGGCCGTCTGGCCCTATCTCGCCGCACTCTATCCGACGATGGCGCTGGCCTACCAGGGCACGGCGTATGTTTGGAGCGCGGGCTACAACCTCGGCTCGTCCGCCTCGATCGGCAACCACAATTTCGAGGTGATCGGCATCCTGGCCGGGACGGGCGTCAACGGGATCGACGCCGACCCAGCGCAAGTTATCTATGACTTCCTGACCAACGCGCAGTATGGGGCCGGGTTCAATCCGGCCTACATCAATTCCTCGACCTTGTTCGGCTCGGGTAACGATCCGAGCCTGCAGACCTATTGCAAGGCGATGGGCATCGCCTTCTCGCCCGCGCTCGTCACGCAAGAGCAGGGTTCGAGCATCCTGTCGCGCTGGCTGCAAATCCTGAACTGTGCCGCGGTGTGGAGCGGAGGCGAGCTCAAGTTCATTCCCTACGGCGATTCGGCGATCGCCGAGGGCGCGACGTCGACTCAATCGACCCAGCTCTCGATTCCGATCCCGATTCCCGTCTCGTCGGGCGTCTCGCTGCCGTCCGAGGTGGCGGTGTGCGGCCCCGCGTCCTTCGTCTCGGACGGCGGCGTGAAATATGCCTTCACCAGCGTCCCCTTCGTCTTCGTCGGCGCGGCGATCCCGACCCTCGCCGGCACTTACGGGATGATCACGCAAGGGACCTACATTTTCGCCGCGCCCGACGAAGGCAAGGCCGTCGTCATCACCTACACGTCGAGCGCTTCGACCACCTACACGCCGAACCTGACGCCGGTCTACGCGCTGACCGACCTCGATTTCGTCGACGAGAAGGGCAACAAGGATCCGGTTCAGGTCGAGCGCGCCGACATCTTCTCGCTGCCGACCATTCAGCGCATCGAGGTCTCGAGCCGGTCGAACCGCTACACGTCCGTTCCGGTCGAGGCGCGCGACCAGAGCCAGATCGAACTGTTCGGACCCCGCGTCGGCCCGGTAATCCAGGCAACCGAGGTCTGCGACGAGTTCACGATCGGCCCGATCGTCACGCAGATGATCTTGCAGCGCGAACTCTACGTGCGAACCAAGTTCACCTTCAAGCTCAGCTGGGAATACTGCCTGCTCGACCCGATGGACGTCGTCACGATCACCGACGCGAACCTAGGCTTGGCGAACTATCCCGTCCGCATCCTCGCGCTCGAGGAGGACGACAAGGGGCTGATCGCGGTCACGGCCGAGGAGCTCGTATTCGGCGTCGGCACGCCGGCGCTGAACCCAAGCGCCGGCGCCGGCGCGACCGGCCAGAACTGGGCGGTCCCGGCAATCCCGGTCAACACGCCGCTGATCTTCGAGCCACCTCCCCAGGTCACCGGCGATCAGGCTCAGGTGTGGGTCGGCGCGTCTGGGATCGCCGGCGGCGGCGCAAACCAATGGGGCCGGGCGAACGTCTATGTTTCGATCGATGATGTGACCTATGGGCAGATCGCCGTGCTCACGGCGCCATTGAGGCAAGGCGCTTTGACTGCCAACCTCGCCGCCGCGTCGGGATGGGACACTACGGATACGCTGTCGGTCGACCTAGCCGAGAGCGGCGGGACGCTCGCCGGCACAAGCCAAGTCGCGGCCGAGCAAGGCGCGACGCTCTCGCTCGTCGACAACGAGCTTCTGGCCTATGAGACCGCGACGCTCGTTTCCGGAAACGCCTACAACCTGACCGGGCTCGCCCGCGGTCTCGGCGGGACGGCGGACGCCTCCCATTCGAGCGGCGCGCGGTTCGCGCGCCTCGACGGAGCGATCGTCAAGTATCCGCTGCCACTGAGCCTGATCGGCCAGACGCTCTACTTCAAGTTCCAGAGCTTCAACGTGTTCGGCGGCGGGCTCGAGGACCTGTCGACCTGCGCAGTCTACACCTATACGCCGAGCGGTTCGGGCGCGATCGGCCCCGTCGCTTCCGCGCAAGCGGCCGGCGTCGCCCTCGATTACGGCTACATCGCCGACGACCCGATCGGCGAATACGACGACTTCGGCACCGTCGCCGCGCCGGCGACCGTCTTTATCGATCTCGGGAAGGTCACCTCATGAGCGTTCAAGTCAAGCGGCGACGCGACACGGCGGCGAACATCGCAGGATTCACCCCGGCGCAGGGCGAGCTCATCGTCGATGTAACCAACAACCGCGTGATCGTCGGCGACGGTTCGACCGTCGGCGGCTGGCCAGCGGCGAAGCTCTCCGATGTTCCGACCGTCTCCAGACATGCTGTCTCGGATGCGAACTATACGGCGCTCACCACCGATCGCCTGATCGCTTATACGGCGATCACCGCCGCGCGGACCGTCTCGTTGCCGACGGCCGCCTCCTATCCGGTCGGAACGTTGCTGATCGTCGCCGACGAGACCGGTAATTGCTCGAGCTCGAAGACGATCACGCTGTCGGCGAATGGGATGGACGTGATCGACGGCTCGTCGGGCTTCGTCCTTGAGGCGGCCTATGCCGCGGTCGCGATCGAGTCGAACGGCTCGGGCGCCTGGACGGTCGTCTGGCCGTTGCAAAATCTCGGCGTCGCACTCGTCGGCGTCGGCACAGCGCCCGACCCGAGCAATACGCTTTCCGTCTACGGCGCCAGCGCGCTCTTCAATGGAACCAATTTCTCCTTCACAATCAACAAGTCTGCGTCCGCAAACACCGCCTCGATCATCTTCGAGGACGGCTTCTCGGGCCGCGCGCAATTGGGGCTCAACGGCAGCGACAATTTCAGCTTCAAGGTGTCGCCGAACGGCTCGTCGTGGACGACGGCGATCGCCCTCGACGCGACGACCGGCACGCCGACCTTCGCCAACCAGCGCACGGCTGTTTCCGACGTCAACTATTCGGCGCTCGCGACGGATCGGACGATCGCCTTTACCTCGATCACGGCGGCGCGCACGGTCACCCTTCCCGCGGCCAACGCCTATCCGGCCGGGACGAGGCTGACGGTGGTCGACGAGAGCGGTGGCTGCTCTGCGACCATCACGATCACCTTGAACCGCGCTGGCTCCGATCTCATCAACGGCGCGACCTCGGCCGTGCTCTCGACGGCTTACGGATACCTCGCCATTGAGAGCAACGGATCGAACGCCTGGACTATCGTCGATCAGTCAACGTTGAGCATGGCACAGCAAGCCGCCTCCGCCGTTGCGATCACCGGCGGGACCCTCTCGGGCGTAACTGAGATGCTGGCGGTGGGGACGAGCTCGACGCCGCCCCTCAAACTGACAGCCGGTACCAACACCACGACGGCCCAGGCAGGAGCGATCGAGTATGACGGAAACGTCTTTTACGGCTCGGTCGCGGCCAGCGAGCGCGGCGTGCTTATGGCCGTGCAGATCGAGATCCTATCCTCGTCGTACACCCTGACCTCGCAGACGGCGGCGCAGCAGCTCCTCAACGCCACGCCGAATGGCGCGGTCACACTTGCGGCCGGGACTTATGAGTTCGAATGCGCTTTCGCGCTCACCGGCCTGTCATCGACATCGGGCGCCTTCGGTTTCGCTCTCGGCGGCACGGCGACCTTCACGCAATCGTGGCTGTCGGTCGCCTCGAAGACCCTATCGATCAACGCTGCGAACCCGCAGATCAGCTTCAACACGGCCGCCAATACGGCGATTACGACGGCGACCACGAACACGAACGGCCAGGCGCTCATCAAGGGGATTCTCCGCGTCACCGCGGCCGGGACCGTCATCCCGCAGGTGTCGCTAGGTGTCGCCGCGGCAGCCGTGGTCGGCGCTGGCTCCTACTTCAAGACCGCGCCGCTCGGCGCCTCTAGCGTCACCAGCGTCGGCAACTGGTCGTAAGCGCGCGAATGGCGAATAGCGCCTTCGCCCTTCGCCACTCGCCACTCGCCACTCGCCACTCATTCGCCACTCACCAAGGAAACTCAGCATGAAACGCCTGGCTCTCGGCGCGGCGCTCGCGCTCGTGCTCGCTGGCCCCGCGTGGGCGCAAGCCTATCGCGACATCGCCGGGACGCTCGTTCCCGGCGTGATTCCGCTCCCGACGCCCTATGCGCCGCTTTCGCCCGGCCAGCACAATCTCAGCCCCACCTCGGCGACCGCGCTGACCGTGCCCTCGGGCGCGCGCTACGCGACTGTCTGCGCCTCGGGCTCCACCGTCCGCTACACGACCGACGGGACGACGACGCCGACCGGGACCGTCGGCATGCCGCTCGCCGCGAGCGCCTGCCTGTCGCTCTCCGGCCCCCAGGTCCTCGCCAATTTCCGCGCCTTCAGCGCCTCCGGCACGCTCGACGTGGAGTATTTCCAGTGAGCCGATCCCACGCTCTCCGCAAAATCTCCAGCGGCGGCTTCTCCGCGCTCGCGCTCGCCTGGGCGATCGACGGCCAAAACCTGATCGCGAGCCTGCCGAGCCACGCGCAGGGCCTGCCGGGCGGCGGCCTGCCGATGGCGCCGATCGGTGGTTCTTCGGGCCTGCAGCCGTCGAACAACCTCTCGGACCTGTCGAGCGCTTCGACGGCTCGCGATAACCTCGGGCTCGGCTCGGCGGCGATGCAGCCTTCTTCCGCCTTCGTGCAGTCGGGAAACAACCTCTCGGACCTGTCGAGCGCTTCGGCGGCTCGCGGCAATCTTGGGCTCGGCTCGGCCGCGACGCAGCCTTCCTCCGCTTTCGTGCAGCCGGGAAACAACCTCTCGGACCTGTCGAGCGCTTCGGCGGCTCGCGGCAATCTTGGGCTCGGCTCGGCCGCGACGCAGCCTTCCTCCGCTTTCGTGCAG